AAATATCGGGAGTTCCTTGTCGAGTCTCTGGACGATCGGCTCGTACTCTTCAAGGATCGAGTGCCCATCCACTCCTTTACGAGTCTTCTTGCATCGGTCTATCGTGGTCGTCCATGGGATTTCTAGCCACCCATCCCCTACATCGCATTCGCCTACCAACACTCTCAGCGTCTTGAATGGACTCCTGATGTGGTCCAGGTAACTCTCGACAGTATCCTTCCGGACTCTCATGTACAAAGCCGACTGGTTCTGCTGGTCCCTGAATGAAAGCAAGTTGAAACGACTCATTTAGACCCTTTTGTGAACTGAGCGATATTTTTCTTTCTCGTACTGTCTTCTCTCAGCGTCTTGTTGACCGACGGTACAGGGTTAGTAATGGTCAGGGACTTCAATCGGTACCACTGGGCTACCCCCGATTCGTCTACGCAGCACACCGAATCTCCTTCAGCGTTCGGATACAACGCTAGCACTGGCTTTCCTTCTGAATTGTTCGCCGCAAACAATGGTCTCCGCATTTCGTTATTCAAGATTGCTCCTTTTCAAAACAAGTGAGGATAGAGACGGGGCTTCGATTGATTATCTGCAACCCTGACCACCGACCCTCTAGGTTTAGTTGGCTTACGGTGTCTGCGGTGTGTTGCCACTCGTCGCTTATCCAGTAGCCGCCGCTGTAACGCTGCCCGTTTCCTAGTGTACTGCCCATGCTGTATGCGTGAGTTTTCATTTCAGGGCTACATAAATCTAACCCGTAGATGTTTAAGTACTTCGCTTCTAGTGAATAACAGAAATCTATAGCCGAAGCCACTATGTTTTTATGGCTTTCCCAAACTCCATCGCTTTCGGCTTTTAAGATGATCTCGGATAGAGTCTCACCTGATCTGTGATCTACGACATGGTGCTCTGAAAGTTCGCTGCGCACTGGCCTTGTATACCGGATCGACAAATCGTTTTTAATCCTGAAGTAGTACATCAAGGCTCTCATGCACTCGAACTTGTCCACCAAGCAGTACCGAGCATCAAACCTAGTAAGAGCCATATTGACAGTTACTATCAAAGTGTCGTCCAACTGCGAAAGGTCTAGCCCTTCGATCGAGGGTCCAGGGAATATCAAACTAACGCCATTTATAGAGGTAGATTGATCCTTCATGGTCTACTCCTTCCTCGTTGAAGCAAGAACACACCGACTCAATGATTAACTCTAATCCAGTAGTCCTCGACCCCGTGTGCCTATGAGGTGTCTTCGTGCGGTAAGGGTTTTCGTGGCACACATCCAGCACGGCACATCTATGAGCAGTCTTGCACGACAGCATCTCGATTCTTCCCGGGTACAAGCGGACTCCAGTTAACTTGTACCTTCGGTTGCTGCGGGAGTAAGTCATATTGAACTCGCTAAAGAAGTACTCTTCGCTGAGTTCTGGATAGTGGAGCACTGTGGCGAAGATGCTCCTCTCGTGTATCGACTGCCATCCGGTGCCGAGGAGCAACTCCTGCAATGCTTTCGGGTAGAATGTCCTGTCGTAGTTTTGACCCTTCTTGAAGGTCACGGGGTAGATCTCCTGCTCAACCATGGTGCTCTTTTTTGTCTGCAACCCTACTCGGTCAACAAAAGTTTCGGCTCTAGGGACGCTCTTCCCGTTGCCTTTCTTCTTGGCTCCATCAGATCTATCTGCCATACCAATCCTTGAAATCCTTTTTCTCACAGCAGTCTAGAGGCGAGTGCAAGCATCCTTGAGTGATGCTGGTATTAGCGTCCCCTAGAGACTTCACCAGGATAGTCACATCAGTCATCATGTCTAGGTTTTTCTGCGTACACCAGATTCCATCTGAGACCTGAACTGAGTTCAACTTGTCTGCTTTCAATGGCATCCTTTGAGGGTGTCCATCGTGGTAGTAGGACTGGTCAAGCAAGTAGCACAAGTCGACGCCACCTAACCAGATATCTCGGATCCCTGTGAGGAACAGGTGCGATATAGCCGCAGTGCTAGTCGTCCTCCGCAATGCGTATCTGATGGGGTCGTCAGGATCAAACTGCGCTCTAGGGGAGTACATGATTGGCGGATGCTTTGTCTCTGGTAGTGTTGCATGGCGGGCCGATAACCAACCAACCACAGCACTAGAAATGACCAGTTGTGTGTCCTCGTGTGGGAGGTACCCATTATCTAGTAGCCTGTCCGTAAAAGTCGCATCGTTAAAGATCCAGTAGTCAGGAATATGTCTATCCTTGATACGGTGACCTTCCTCGTTTACCGCTATCGTAATCAAATCGTCTTGGGTAAGGAGAGAGAAATCGAAGTCAGACAACGAAGGCCCAGAAGCGATGACTACGCCACGCTTGCCTCGATGCTTACCAACTACATCTTGTGTAGGTACATAGAAAAAGGGGGCACCCTTTCGAGCGCCCCCCTTACCGATGTCAGCAGGTATCAAAGCGTTGCGTCGTCCACGAGACGGACGATCATCGTATCCTTGAGAACCTTGAAGCCGTAAAGCAGGTCCACGGAAACGAGCCAACGGGCATGAGTGTGCTGGAACGACATCATCACACGCAGACCAATGCCATCCTTGGTCACCGTTGCTGAGCGCACTCCAAACTCTCCACCCACAGATTCAAGTGGACGAGAGACGAAGGTCAAAGCGTTGCGGTGAAATGCGATGGATTGCTTGTTAGCCAAAGTGACATCGTTAGGCACATTCTGGTCAACATACAAGTTCAGTCCGAACACAGTGTTGATGTAGCCAGTGCGGACTGGAGGAGGAGTGATCCCCGCCTGATTCGCAGTGATCACTTGGTCAATCTGGAGCGCCTCATGGTAATGATCCGGAGACATGACCATGTTCAGGCGAGAAACACCTGCGGTCGCTGTCGTAGGAACTTTGTTCTCCATGAACTGCTTCTGAACTCCTGCGAAGTCAGCCAAAGTAACTTTCCCAGAAGCGGTGTCGACTTTTGTAGTACCAACGCCCAAGCCATCTGTGGAGTTCAGAAGATCGGAGTCGATCTTCTCTGCCATCGGAATGACCGCAGGTTCCATGAACTCCTCAATCAAGTTCTTGATCGAAGTGTCTTGGTCTCTGCTAGTGATAGCGAAAGCGACGTGCTGGTGCTTGTCGAGATCAACAGTGATGTTAGTCGCTGTCGGATCTTGAACCGTCATCGCTTCGTTGTTGGTAAGTTGTTTCGAAGTGAAGAGGGAGGGGTCACGAGTGTGGACCTTATCTCCGACTTGGGCAACTTCGTTGTCGAAGTCACGGTGGACTAGGTTAGCGACCACATTGCTCGCTTGTAGAAGCATGAGCGATTCTCTCGCCCAAATTTCTGGAGGATAAACAAGGTCAATTGCTGCCATGTATCATTTCCTTTTGTTTTGTTCTAGGTCAGTAATGATCGCATCACGGTTCTTCTCGTATTGTTCCCAAGACATTCCGCCGTCTTTCTGGTCTTTCAGAGAGTCCACGCTGAACGATTTCTTACTGTTGACACCTGAACTGGCTCCTGCTCCGCTGCCCGACTTTGCCGGGTTTGAGAACAGGTGTGGGTTTTCTTCTTTGAAGGTTTCAGCGATGTAGTCTTTAACCGTGATCATATCGTCACCATGCTCTGTTTTCACAGAAATGGAGTCACCAAGTTCTTCGTCCACGACGATTCGATCTTTTAAGATCGTGTAGCACTGATCGGGGCGTACTGCCCCTGCGACTGATAACAGACTCTCAGTGTTGTGCTGTCGGCGTTCCATGAGCATCGCTTGTTCTTTATCTGTTGCATCTTTCTGGAGGCGTACATTGTCCTCTTGCATTGCATTCAGTTGTTTGTGTACCTTGTCGAGTTCCGCTTTGAAACCCGATGGTAAACTGCTGTCAATAACGCCATCACTTTGTCCTGTCGAGTCGACTTCAACTGCCCCAGCAGTTTGCTCGCTCAACTTCGACATCATGTCTGCGATTTGATCAGAACTTGCGTAGTTCATACCCTGGATCTTTTTTTCAACCTGCTTAAGCCACTTCTTTTCCCTGCTTGCGATGACTTGATTCATCATCGTTTCAGAGACCATCCGTTGCTTTTCAGGAACAGCATCGTCAATGTTGCCTTCTTCGTCACTATCTTCGTGACAGAAAAACTTGCTCGAACCGAAATCTCGTTTAAACACTAAACCCTTGCCCTTCACCCGTGGTGCCGCCACGGCGGAAACTTGCGTTATTTTTACTCACTCGCAAGAAGCGAGAACGAGGCGAACCTCGAAGTTACAATTATAGTATAGACTACTTGTCTTCTTCTTTCACTACATCTTCAACGGTCTCTTGCTCACGCATCGCCTGTAAGAAATCGTCAGGACTCATCTGGCTATCACCTTGCTCGCCGCCAGCCATCGACATTGGCGAGACTATACCATTCTTTTCGATCTCGTCCATGATTAAAGTCCGCTGCTCAGCGGAGATGTCTCCTAGAGCAGAGTCGATGATTTTGATCTGCATCTGCTTGTCGTATGATTCGCTGTTGATGAAGTTTCTAGTCGAGAGCCACTGTTCGATCAACCCCTCAGTTCCAGCATTAGTGAACACTTTAGGGTAGGCAATCTTGCCTAAGAAGAGGCTCTGCGATGGAGGAATGTCAACTTCAGGGGAGACCCACCTCATCGCAATCTCGAAAAGACGCTGCTCTGCTTGAGCCAGAGACTTAGCCGCTCTCCTTAGGTGCCTCTCCTCGCTTACCGAGAAAGAGATGGCTCTTGATCGACCACTAGCGTGGGCACCCGCCGGATCAGAAATTCCTGTGAGCGGGTCTACGCCTGAGATCCTACGCAGTCCTTCAACGGCTTCTTGCTTGTTCTGGCGCAGTTGATCGGTAGTCGCTTTGGGGAAGTCTAAGTATTTGACATCTTCCTTGTACTCAGGGTTTCTTCTGATGCTCGCTCCCGGTCCGATTGTGATCCTCGACGCTTCGTCAGTAGAAGCATAGTCAACTATCGTGGGGTGTGCGTGGAGCCACGAGGTGTACTGCAAATCAGCGTCGCTGACAAAGTTTGCGATATCGTGATGGTACGCATACCTCATAGGCGAGTAGAAGTTCATGGGCTGGTCTTTTTGCAAAGAAACGATCACTAAAGGAACGATTCCTAGATCGTGAGAGCCTTCGTCAACTAGCGTCGCTGTTTTCTTAGTACTAGATCTACCCTGAGAAGGCCTCTCGTCCGAGACCTCGTATACCCGCCATCCGGCTCTGTCAAATTCACGGTAAACCTCTACAGGCTCAGAATCCACGCTGATATCTGCTGAGTTATACCTCTGTTCGTATAGCCTTACCCAGTGGAACTCACCACACCTGTCAAGGGACCAGTCAACTACTTGGTTGATCCGGTATGGCACCGCTACGATATCAATATCTTCAACTTTGCGGTAGTCAACGCTAGTCGAGAAATTCTTAGAGGTCAGTTCGTTTATGTAGCCTTCTGGTCCAACAACGGGCCTGTCGATTAAGAACGCACTCGCTCCGAATCCTAGTGCTTCAAAAAGGCGGTCTTCCAGGAATTCATCTAGGTGGGTTTGACATCCATCCACATTTTCGATAAACGGGGCGTACTGTGATACGATCTCAGGCGGTCTCGTGGGTGGTCTCGCCGCTACAGCGCCCACAATACGGTGCAGCACCGGACTGAGTTCCCCCTTGAATCTCGCAAAGCGTAGCCTGCGCTCGTAGTCCATTGGATCTTCATCGTCGCCCCTCTCAATATACTCAGTAAGATGCTCTTTAATGTGATCAAACAAGACATCTTCTATTTCTCGCCAAGAGCGAGCGTTTTTTTGCCAGATGGGGTTTCTAGTTTCGAGTCTCTCTACTAATTCGTCTGTCATCTTACTTCCATTCCTGAGGAATTTCTAGCCTGATAGATCTATGCGGCTCTATTAGTTGCTTCCTGCGTTCTTCGGCGGGGTCGATGCTTCGCACATAGGAGGAGACTAATTGAACTCGGATATCTACTGTGTCGTTTGCGGAGTGATTGACTCGTTTGACTTCCCAAGTCTCCGTGTGGCCCTCGGATACCACAAGGGGGAATAGATCACCCGGCATCATTTGACCAAACGACATCAGCCACGGCTCGCAGTATCTTCGAGTGCGAAAAGTAAGTGCTGCATCTCGTTCATTACCCGTTCATCGCTTGCTACTACTTCAAACAATGCTTCGTTAATCATATTGGCTGTGGCTAGTAGTTGTTCTTTGCTTTTCTCTTCGGCTCTATTCAAGGTGTACACCGCAAGCCACTCACGCATTAAATCTTTATCCTGAACATCGCAGTACCTTGCTGCTAGGTAGCAGATCTCGCACTTGTCGGTCTGACCATTCACTTTGTAGAACTGACCTAGTGATAACCACTTATCTTTGTTCAGCGTACTCACTGTTTTTAAGTCTTGCAGCGTCGCCTTCTCTTCGAAGGCCATTCCTGCGCCAGTAAGTACCCAGCCTTGAGTTTCGTTTTTCATTGAGACATCCAATCCACCATGCCAGTTCCTGCGTCCGCTCGCACCGAGATCTTTTTGAAGGGGAAGTTTCGATCAATCAAGTAGTCGGTCGTGTCGGACATATGGCCTAGCGTTCCGCCGCCGACTGACTTTTGGTCCTTTCTCTTTGAAAGGTTTTCTTCTAAGCCCTGTGACTCCAAGTCCCTTATCAGCATGACACACTTCGGATTGATAATCCAACGAACTTGCCCATTCGCATTTTTCAACAGAGCGTTCGATGCTTTCAAGCGGCTTGCATGGCGTGGATTCCGGTTAGGAACTCGGCGCACGATGCGACCCATGAAGGCTGGGCTTAGCCATTCCTCAATCTCGTCGTAGTTGCTAACTCCGACTACGGCACTCGCATCTCCGTAGACGAAGATGTCGTTGTTATGCCCGAGTCCTTCCCTGCCATAGCGTTTTATGAACTCTTTGCACACCTGTTTCGTATTTGACTTGTTTATTGAGATCTCGTCCACAGTTACAAGCATTCCGCTAGGCCCGCCGCCGTAAACTTGACTGACTGAACAACTCATAGGTGATAAGTTGAAGTCCCACGAAATATGAACAGGCTGTGCGGGGTCGTAGACGGCTTCGTCTCGCACATTGCTGTCACGGCTGAAGTTGTAGTAGGCGAGGCCACGACCGATGTCGATATGCTCGCCATATATGTAGGCTCTTGCTTGCTCTTCGCTTAAACTTGTTTTGAGGCTTTCAATAAACTCCCTGGGCACTCCAGGGTTGTCTATCGTTGCCATTCTGATTATTTCATGTGTGTCACGCCACTCTTGACGCTTCGAAGGGTCTATCGGAGGCGTTTCGAACTTCTGATACACCTCATCAAGTCCTTCGGGTGTGCCGCATACGAAGAATTGGCTCAGGGGCTTACCTGTCTTCGGGTCTATACGGGCACGGCGCAGCCTAGAAGTAAGGGAGATAGCCAGTTCAGGGAAATCACGCACTGTCGTTGCTTCATCTACACCTACGAAGGCGAGGTTTAGACCTCGTAGCCTCGCTGGATTGTCCGCACTTCCAAAATAGATGATTCCGCCCCAAGGAAGTGTGAGAGACAACTTCGATGGGCTGAAATGACAATGATCCCATAGCGTCTTACCGCCATCTTTATCACTTCCTAGTTTATTAAGGATGTCATCACGCAAAGTCGGCAATAGTACCCGCTGAAACATCTGGTAAGTGGGCGACACTACCAAGCCAGCGTATCCTTCGCCGTTATATAGCGATAACAGTACTGCTTTGAGGCAGAACGGCAGCGTCTTTCCTGATCCGAAGCCTCCGATAAGGGCGATGTTCGGAGTCCAAGAACGGAGGAAGCGTTTCTGCTTCGCAGTCAGAGTAACCCCGGTTAGTTGATTCACATTTATCTGCATGGCCCCACTTTGATGCATTGAGATTACTCGATCATATATCTGTGTGCCAGGGAACTTGCTAGCGGGGGGGACTTTGATCGCTGAGAGACCTCGATAGAATTTGCTCTACCAGCGGGGTTCCTGCGCCGTCTCGCTCGCCCCCACCCCCCCCCGCTGCAACCGCCGTCTCGCACTGTGTCGCCGC